CTAAACTTAAATTATAAGGCAGCAACTTAATTATGGATTTTTTAAAAGAGATAGTAAAAGAGATAGGAGATGAATATACGCAGCTTGCGTCAGAGATTGATGAAACTGAAAGATTCATTGACACAGGATCCTACATTTTTAATGGACTCATTAGTGGGTCTATTTTTGGCGGGGTTTCTAGCAATCGCATTACTGCTATCGCTGGTGAGTCGAGCACTGGTAAAACTTTTTTCTCTCTTGCTGTTGTCAAGAACTTTTTGGACACTAACCCTGATGGGTATTGTCTCTATTTTGACACTGAGGCAGCAGTCAATAAAGGATTACTGGAGTCTCGTGGAGTTGATACGACACGGTTGGTTGTTGTGAATGTCGTAACAATAGAAGAGTTCAGAAGCAAAGCACTGAGAGCAGTAGATATATACCTTAAGACATCTGAAGAGGATCGCAAACCTTGTATGTTTGTGTTAGACTCTTTAGGTATGCTCTCAACAGAAAAAGAAATAAGAGATGCATTAGATGATAAACAAGTAAGAGATATGACCAAATCTCAACTTGTCAAGGGAGCATTTCGTATGCTAACATTAAAACTTGGTCAAGCAAATATTCCACTTATAGTTACTAATCACACTTACGATGTTATCGGATCTTATGTCCCAACTAAAGAAATGGGAGGAGGCAGTGGCCTCAAGTATGCCGCGTCTACAATCATTTATCTCGGCAAAAAAAAGGAAAAGGATAAGACAGAGGTTGTTGGAAACATTATTAAAGCTAAGACGGCTAAATCAAGACTCAGCAAAGAAAACCAACAAGTCGAAATAAGACTCTATTATGATGATAGAGGTCTAGATAGATACTACGGTCTTCTTGAGTTAGGAGAACTTGGTGGTATGTGGAAGAATGTGGCAGGTAGATATGAAATGAATGGTAAAAAAATATATGGTAAAGAGATATTAAAGAATCCGACAGAATACTTTACTGATGATATAATGAAACAATTAGACACTATTGCTCAGAAACAGTTTTCTTATGGAACGGATTGAGACTACGATTCTTCGGAATCTAATATATGATGAAAAATTTTCCCGTAAAGCAATTGCTTTCATTCAACTTGATTATTTTGAGCAGAGATCTGAAAGAGTTATTTTTGAGGAAATAAGTAAGTTTATTATTAAGTATGGAAATGCTATTACTATTGAAGCATTAGCAATTCAGTTAGAAGATAGAGATGATTTAAATGAGAATGAAATAAAAGAATCTAGAGAAATAGTATCTCTATTCAACGATGATTCAGTAGATAGTGAATGGTTGTTTGATACAACTGAAAAATGGTGTAGAGATCGTGCTATATACTTAGCATTAATGGAATCTATTTCTCTAGCAGATGGAAAAGATGACTCTAAAGGAAGGGATGCTATTCCTGGTATTCTCTCTGACGCTTTGGCTGTTTCTTTCGATAATCATATAGGACACGATTACTTACAAGATTATGAAGAGAGATTTGAATCTTATCATAGAAAGGAAGAAAGAATTGAATTCGACCTGGATCTTTTCAATAAGATTACGAAGGGTGGCATTCCAAATAAAACACTCAATATTGCTCTTGCTGGTACTGGTGTTGGTAAGTCTTTGTTTATGTGTCATGTCGCAAGTAGTGTGTTACTCCAAGGCAAGAACGTATTATACATCACGCTTGAGATGGCTGAGGAGAAAATTGCTGAAAGAATTGATGCTAATCTTTTAAATGTTAATATACAATCTATTACTGATTTACCCAAACCTATGTTTGATAAAAAGGTAAACAAACTTAGAGAAAAAACTCAAGGAAATTTAATAATAAAAGAATATCCAACTGCATCCGCACACTCAGGACATTTTAAAGCATTATTAAATGAACTTGCATTGAAAAAATCTTTTAAACCTGATATTATTTTTATAGACTATCTAAACATATGTGCATCATCACGTTATAAAGCAGGATCTAATGTCAATTCGTACTCTTATATCAAAGCGATTGCCGAAGAACTTCGTGGACTCGCTGTTGAAACAAATGTCCCAATTCTTTCGGCTACTCAGACTACTCGTTCTGGTTACGGTTCTAGCGACGTTGATCTTACCGATACATCTGAATCCTTCGGTCTTCCCGCTACTGCTGATCTCATGTTTGCTCTTATATCGACGGAAGAATTAGAAAATTTGAATCAAATAATGGTTAAACAATTAAAGAATAGATATAATGATCCTACAATATACAAACGATTTGTTATTGGTATTGATCGTGCAAAGATGAGATTATATGATTGCGAACAGAAAGCACAAGAGGATATCATTGACAATGGACAAGAAGACGAGTATAATAAAGAGGATAAAATTCCTAAAAAATCTTTCGCGGAGTTTAAATTTTAATGGTATTACCTGATCATTTTTATCCTTACTGGTCTGTATATGATGGTGTGGGAGAAAAGTATTGTGATTGTAGTCATGAAAAATATGCAATAAGAACCCTTGAATTGCATGAAGGGGAGGGTTTTACTTATAGACAAGTAAATCAACCTAAACCACTACCACCAGAGATTATTGATGTCTCTGCCGAAAGAGAAAAAGAATTATCAGGACAACAAGGATTACCAGAATCAAAAAAAAGACTTCCTTTTGAACCTGTATATTGTGTAGAAGAACTACCGCAAAGTAATTTACAAAGTTTGTAACTATGAATGAAAAAAAAGTTGATCTCGATAAGTACGCTATATTCGTGGATGGTGTCACATCCGATTCCAGTAAAGATTATCAATGCTTTATTGAGAGTATTAGTTCCCTTGACGGAAAAGGTGCCAATATTCACAGGCTCCTTACTGCTGCTGTTGGGATTAGTGCTGAAGGTGGTGAGTTTATGGAAATCGTCAAGAAGATGGTTTTCCAAGGTAAGCCTTGGAACGACGACAATCGAGAACATCTTATTATTGAGTTGGGTGACGTTATGTGGTACGTAATGCAAGCATGTGCAGCACTTGAAGTATCACTTGATGATGTAATAGAAGGTAACGTAAATAAGTTGAAGAAGAGATATCCTGGTGGGGACTTTGATGTATATCATTCAGAAAATAGGGCAGCAGATGATAGATGATAGAAATAAGAGATGACTTTCTACCAACGAATGTCTTTGAACAATTAAAGAAAGATATAGTTTATAATGAATCTTTTCCTTGGTTCTTAAATAAAGTTTTAGATATATCAACTGAAGGTAGTTATATCGGAAGAACTAATTGTCCAGATGAAGATAATAGACAATTTTGTTATTTGTTTTATAAAACTGATCAAGATAAATTATCTACCCGCCCACATATGGGTAGAGAACTTGATAAAGTAGTTCCTTTGATTCAGAATTATGAGTTTTCTCATGATCAAAAATATTACCTACTTCATGTAAAAGCAAATCTCAATGTAAGAGCTCTAGAAAATTTAGAACATGGATTTCATAGAGATCATCCTTGGAGAGGAAAAACCTCTGTATTTTACCTAAATGATAATGATGGATATACTAAATTTCAAAATGGGCAAGTAGTAGAAAGCAAAGCAAATAGAGCAGTTATATTTGATAGTCCAGAATTACATACAGGATCAACTCCAACAGATGTATATGCCAGATATGTTATAAATTTGAATTGGGTTGAAGATGGTAGTCCACAAATTGTTGCCGATGATATGCCACTTACTCAAAAATTAATTGCAGAAAAGACGACTAAATAGTGAATGATGTGCTATAATTAGTTTATAAACATATTCACCATGCAGAATAAACAGATTCCTGCAGACGCTCAAGGTACTTTTGATAAGATCAAAGAGTCTCTTAAAGGAGAAAATTATACTTACGAATCCTATGATGTAATGAAAGTTGCGGACTCTGATAGGGGAAAGATAAGAGTTGCTATGAAAGTTTATGTACCTCAATCAGAGAGAGTAACTGCAGCTACAAATATACAGGAAGCATTAGGGGAAGTAGATATAACAGTTACCGTAAAAGATGAAACTCAATTAGATGTTTTTATAGATGATTTAGGTAGAAAAATTAGACTTGATGTAAAA